CTTATCAGACTGCTCATATAAGCTCTGCCATTCAACTCCGTACCCCTCTTCAGTTGCCGGGGGAAGTGCTCCGTACTCGATGCACCTGTCTATGAACGGACGTACTATTCTGGGTTCTGCAAATTCCTCCCGCCTGGACTGGATCATGTCAAACCAATTATCACGGTCCTGGCTAGATGCTAATTCCCCGCGTTCACTACCAACCAGAATCCGTTTGGGGATACCAGTCACCGCTGAAATCATTTGCAGTTGGACTTCAACATGCGCTGAGGGGTCGGATACCTGAGCCGCCAGGGCTTCAAGATCGACTCCCTGATTCACCAGGATGCGTCTGAGATTATGTTCGTACTCGCTGATCTGCTCTTTCAGACCGTCAATGGTATCTTCAGTCATATTGTATTCAGGATCGACCTTACCCTGATACCCTGGCCTTGCTCCACGCCAGAACATTTCCCCTGAACCGCCAACAATCTTTTCCAGATCCTTCAAACGATTAAAGACCACTTCCAATCTTGGAGCACCTTCGATCTCGTTTTCCAGAAGATCCTCTCCAGCCACATGAATGATTCGGCTATGATGGACTGAAATCAATTTGCTGTTCTGCCCGCCCGGAAGGATGATGCTGAGTTGGTATTGATTCGGCAGACCATATCGTTCTGAAGTGGGATCGTCCTCCCAATGCTGGACCTGAGCAGATGTTTCCGTCAGTGGCTTGACATACAGAAGCTCCCTGCCCGGAATTACCGCTCTGAAGAAATCAGATTCACTTTGAACATCATCGAACCCTAACAGCAACACCCCATAATGTCCAAGAGCTACCAGCTTGTCTAGGCGGGAGAACTTCGACTTGATGGAAAGGTTCTTCTCCATCTCCTTCCAAGCGATTTCAAGAGGAGTGTCATTGTCATCGCTGGATTCGGTGATTGTCAAATCCCCTCTCCATGTCGCAGAGACAGGCTTGTTGATAATTGCTTTGGCAATATCCTGCCGGCTGTACTGGGCGTAGTAATCGCTGGAATCAAGTTCTGTCTTGTATCCAAGGGCTTCATATATGTCCCTGTCTCCACCATACTGGTATCCAAGTCTTGAGAAAGACTCAATCCTGGACAGCATGGTTCCGGATAGTTGCACCAGGGTTTGGAGTCGCTGTACCTTAGTGATCAATTCTGCCTTTGTCTCTGCCATATCTTAAAACAACCTCCCAGCAACTTTCCGCTCTTCCATACAATCTTCACAACCATACCTAGCGGCATCAATGTGGTGATTGTTCTTATCTACTGGAATGTTCAGAGTTTCACCAGCATGATTCTTTTTCCACTGGTACGATTGAAACTCATTAATCACATTCTGACATTTCCGGTCGATAATGATCTCCTGTTGCTGCATCCATTGAATACCGAAATTCACACTGTCAGGACCCTTCTTTGCCCCAACAGCATTGATCCGGTATTTACTTGGCTGTGTTTGTAATTCTCTGATGCTTTTGGGCTCCGAACTATCACAGACAACTCTCTGGTTATTCACAATCGGTTTAATCGCTTTTGCCAGTTCGGGGTTAGTTAATTCGTGTGCGTTGAATTCGTCCAGGAAGAAAAGCTGTTTGTGTTTCTTGTCATAATGCATGTGGTTAAAAGCTACGGGATCAGCTCCAAACCCAAAGTCAAGTCCATTCCGGATATTGTCAAAAGTTTTTCGTTCCTGGGAAAGATCCTTGACTTTCCAATTGGTAAAGATCACATCCCCGAGCACACCCCAATTTCCTAAAGTGTAAACATCCCGCCAATAAGGATTGGTTTCATCCTCAAGGATCTTTCGGTCAGCTTCATCCAGATGGTCATTGTCAAGATAGGTTGTTTTCAGAATCAAAAGATCCGGAGTTTGCAAAATCTTTTGATCATCTTCCCATCCAGTGAAATATTTTTTGAAAAGCCAATGTGACTTGAGAATCGGATTAAAGGAGAACGTCAATCGCTTTGGATGTTTTGATTTACCCCTTAACCTACGGGCAAGCTGACGAATAGCATCTTCCGATGTCTCCGTAGCTTCTTCGACATGAATATCAGTAATGACACCGTCTTTCGGGGTAATGGATTTGATCTTTTCCGGATCATCCAGACCTTTGAAAAGGATTTGCTTGTTATTTTTACATGTAATGGTAAGTTCAGATTTATTTATCTGGAAAAATGGCGTGAGCTTCCATCTCCAAATAACCTTCACAACTTCATTGAAAGATGATGTCCGGATGGTTGTAGCAATGTTTCGGACTGAAAGAATATTCCGCCCGTCCATCACATCCATTACATGCCGCTGTGCTATGAAATAAGATTTACCAGAAGATGAACCCCCATAAAAGATTTGGGTCGGGGTTAAGTCATCGATGAATGGACGGTAGACTTTGTTAAACACCTTGACAGGTACGGTGACTTCAAACGGGATGGGTTTTGAATTATTCTGAATCATCATCATCCACCTTTACCCGGAAAGTCATGGGTGAACCATTTGCACCTGTTAATTCCTGCTTATCTGCTAATCCTAAATCACGTATGATGATCTTTGGGTTAAGTAAGTCCGCTGCAGCGCCTGTAAACTTCTGATCATAAATTGCCTGCTCTACATATGTCACGACCCCAAAAAAATCTGACTGGTCCCTGTAGTTCCGCCATGTCTGATCTGTGATACCGAGAAACAATTGAAGACCGGTTAATGTCATGGCCCGCATCTTGGAAAATGATTCTCGTGCAACATTACCTTGATAAGCAAATCCTTTTTCTTCATATAGCGGATTTGCGTTAACCCATTCAAAATACTTGAAACATTCAACCAGTAGGTCTTTTGGGGTAGGAAATAAAGGAGGTCGGCCCATCATAGTATTGACTAAATGTTCGGCTCCGATTTCGTATAGGGGTTTAAAGAGATAGGATTTATCTGTTTGGGGAGTGTCTCTGTGACCGTTTGCTGGTTTCTTTGTGCGTTTCATTTCGTTTATTGGGTTTTAGATGGATTTATGCGTATTATGGGTTTATTTTTATGGATAAATCAAGGTTTTTATTAGATAAATTTGAGGTAGGTCGGATTTGATTAGATAAATAAATGAAAATAAATAGGATTATTTTTAAAAAAAATGTAAAAAAAGCTTGACATTTGCATTTTTCGGGTATATATTATAATCAAACGTTAGGGAAAAACACACATAATCAAGGAGGGAATCAAGATGAACGGATCAGAAAAACAAATCAAATGGGCAGAAGATATCAAAACCAAAATGATGCCGGAATTCGACAATATCAAACAGAGACTTTCCGGGAACACCATCGGAATCAAAGCCGTTGATTTTGTAACCAATATTGATTCTGCTAAATTTTGGATTGATAACCGATCATCAAATGCCATGTCAATTTTGATGAGCCTTCAAAAAGGCTCACTCAGATTGCGAGGGGATGAATACAGTCATACGGCGAAACTGGAACCGGAACTCGGGATCATCACAATTACATGGAATGAAATCATAAGTGATGGACATGGAGGCCATCACGAAACAAAAACTGAAGTGATCAAACTATAGCCAAAACCCGATCCCCGCCGGGTAAAGCAGGGAAGGAGGAATAAATCATGTCCGACGAAAGAAACCCCGAATACATTTTCAATATGACCCATACCGAACTTTTAACCAAAATCGTGAAAGGTGAAATTGATCCGGTTGCCCTGGCAAGAAAGCAACTGAGGAACCGCGGCCTAGACGACGATGGAATCTGGCAAGGATTCAACAGAGGAGAATAATCATGCGAATGTGGATGGTAGACCCAAGAATCATGTGTCGAAATCACCTACTCGGGGAACACGTTGAATTGCATATGCTGGTTTCCCATTTGAAAAGCGGAAAAAGCATTGACGGTTTTATCCGAAATGACTTGATTGAACCTGGTAAAATTGCAATGCGGCACTTTTTATTAACTCAGGAAATGAAACATCGTAAATATAATCATAAAAGCCCTCTTAATTTTGATATGTCATTGCTCAAAAATTATCCAAAAGAACAAAGATTACACAAAATCAACCGTGAAAAATCCCTGATTGAACTGACCAACCGTTGTCCGGAATGTTGGGAACGGTATCAGGATTATGTGACTGAGGGAAATTAACAATCAAAACCCGCCATAAAACCTTTGAAAGGAGCTGGCAAAATGATACGAACAAAATCAAATCAGGTCAAACGTGAAGCAATCCAAGTCAAATATCAACGATCCGGAAAAGCAGCAATCAAAATCACCTTTCCTTTTAACCATGAAGATTTGAACAATGTGAAATCTCTTCCCGGCAGGAAATTTCACGGTTCCGAATTCCCGAAATACTGGTCCTGCCCTTTGTCCATTGAATCCGTTGAAAAATTGCAGGAATGGGGGTTTGAAATGGATCAAGCCCTTTTGGATTTTGCCAACCGATCCAAAGTTCATGTGGATGATATGGAAACAGTTGAAATTCCCGGATTGCAGAAACCCTTATATGATTTCCAGAAAAAAGGTGTTGCTTTTATTGAAGCCAAAGACGGTAGAGCTTTAATAGCAGATTCGATGGGCCTCGGCAAAACTGCACAAGCCCTGGCATGGCTTCAACTTCATCCGGAAAAACGCCCTGCCATCGTAGTTGTTCCCGCGTCCCTAAAATTCAATTGGGAACGTGAAGCCGAAATGTGGATGCAAAATCCCAAAGTCCAGGTTCTTTCCGGAACCAAAGCCACCACGCCAATCATCGGGGAAATCATCATAATCAATTATGACATTCTTCCGGCATGGTTAGGGAAACTGCAATCCTTAAAAGCTCAAATTCTTGTCGTGGATGAAATTCATTTCACAAAAAACTCAAAAGCAAAACGCACCAAAGCAATTAAAGCCCTCGGGAAACGAATCCCTCACATTATTGGATTATCCGGGACGCCGATTGTTAACCGCCCGATTGAATTCTTTAACATCCTGAAACTGATTGATGACTCCGTGGTTCCGTCCTTCTGGGATTATGCAAACAGGTATTGCAATGCCAAACATAATGGTTTCGGATGGGATTTCACCGGGTCAAAAAATACTGAAGAACTTCATGAACGCCTTGTGAATTCCTGTATGATCCGCCGGAAAAAGGAAGATGTTCTGACTGAATTACCAGACAAGATCCATACAGCAATCACTATGGAATTGACCAACCGGAAAGAATATTCACATGCCGAACGTGATTTCATTTCCTGGGTCAAGAAAACCAAAGGCAATGAAGCCGCCGGGAAAGCAATGAACGCAGAAGCCCTGGCTCAGATCGAAGGGCTGAAGCAGTTGACCATCAAAGGCAAAATGAAGGAAGCTGTCAAATGGATCAAGGATTTTATTGAGATTGACGGTAAGTTGATTGTTTTTGCAACTCACAAATCCACCATTCAAACCCTGATGGATGAGTTCAAGGACATTGCGGTTAAAATTGACGGCTCAGTTTCACAGAAGGATCGTCAGGTAGCCGTTGATCGTTTCCAAACCGATGACAAGATCAGGTTGTTTGTCGGGAATATCAAAGCGGCAGGTGTTGGGATCACATTGACGGCCGCATCCAGTGTGGCTTTCTTAGAATTGCCAGTTTCGCCAGGAGATCTTACACAAGCAGAAGACAGGGCGCATAGGATCGGCCAGAAAAACGCAGTCAACATTTATTACCTTTTGGCAAAGGGAAGCATTGAAGAAGAAATCGCCGAAATGTTGGACCGGAAGAAAAAGGTTCTGGATTCGGTTTTGGATGGAAAAGAAACCGATGAAGAAAGTCTGCTTTCCGAACTTATCAATCAATACTCTTAATCATTTGAAAGGAGATCCCAACCATGGAAAAAGTTGAAATGAACCTGATTTACCGAATAGCCTGGAATTTCCAAAAGACAACCGGACTTGACATTGAGGAATTGATCGGGGAAGCCGGTCTCGCCTATACCAAAGCCATGAGATCTTTTAATCCAGACAAAGGAACGAAATTTACCACCTATGCTTATTGGGTAATTTCAAATGAATTAAAAACCTATATCGGAAGGAAGCGATCAGAAGTCGGATTTGGACAACATGAAATTGAAGAACCGGTTGATGAAAACACCTTGACTGAAAAAGTTGAATTCCTTGACCTGATTAACCATCTGAAGCCTAAAGCAAAAGAAATCTGTGAAATGATCCTTGAAAACCCGGAAATGTTCACAACCACAACCCGCGAAGGAATGAGAATGAAAATCATCAACCACCTTCGGTCATTGGGATGGAAATGGTTTGACATCCGTAGGGCTTTCGGACAAATCCGTTGGGCTTTGCAGAATTGAATGGTAGTATAATATAGTAAGGAGGGTTTTTGAAAATGAGCATAAAAAGCATAAAAGAAATTTTGATGGAAAGAGATGGAATGTCAGAACAAGCAGCATTGGATTTAATTCAAGAAGCTACTGATGACCTTTTTGAACGATTAGAAACAGGAGAAACCCCTCTTGATATTTGTGAGGAATGGTTCGGTCTTGAACCAGATTACATTGATGAATTGATTGAAAAGGAATGGTAAAATGAACTGTGTAATCTGCTATAGGCAAGAAACCCGGACATCCCCTTCTGGGAAACAAAACAACCCGGTTCAAGCAAAGGATTCAGGTAAATACAAAGGAGCAATTGATTTTTGCTGCTCCGCTTGCTGTCAGAAACTTTCCAAATGCACGTCTAAAGTGCCATGGGATGGATTTATGCGCCGGACCAGGAAACCGACAACTATGAAAAGGACTAGATA